CTCATTCTCGAGGAGTTGTCTGATGCACCCATCGCCATGCAGAATGCACTGTGTGGAGTAATCTATGACAAAAAAGCGGGTAACTTACAGTTATCTGACAGCCTGTTCATCATCGCCACTGGCAACCAGACCGAGCACAAGTCGGGTGCTAATCGTATTACATCCAAGTTGGCCAACCGTACACGCCGCTTTGACTTCCAAGAGAACATCGAGGACTTCACTGTGTGGGCACTAGACAACAACATTGACGAGGTGCTGATTCAGTTCTTGCGCTTTCGCCCTGCCCTGTTGTCTGACTTCGACCCCAATCGCTTCGCCAACCCGACACCTAGGTCTTGGGAGCGTGTGAGTCTGATTCCTGCTAGCCTAGACAGCGGACTGTTCTTTGACAACTGCGCTGGAGAAGTTGGTGAGGGTGCAGCAGCCGAGTACACAGGCTTTCGGCGTATCTACCATGCGTTGCCTGACATTGATGGCATCCTGTTAGACCCAGCCAATGCTGCTGTACCTCAAGACCCTGCGACTATCTATGCCTTGACTGGTGCGTTGGCTCGTAAGGCTACCAAGGACAACTTCGACCGTGTACAGCGGTACTTGTCACGACTGAGCCCCGAGTTCAATGTCATGGCGACCAAGGACGCTATCAAGTTGCAGCCTTCGATTCAGCACACACGAGCCTTCGTGGAGTGGGCTACCAAGAATGCAGAAGTACTAATGTGAGCCGAGAGGGACGTAGGATGAACACAATCACAGCAACCAAGGAATACTACAAGTTTTTCCTTGAGGTCACCGACCCGCTAAGTGGGGAGACAGTACACGTTGAGTGGGATGGGCTGACACTAGCGGAAGCGAAGAAGATGCACAGCCTGACCGATAAACGGTACTCAAGACCCGCGCTGCTGCAAACTTGTGGGTGGGAGTTGATGCGATGAGCCGAGAACTGACTTGGCATAAACACTCGCCAGCTCTATACGACAACATAGAACGCTGGTACTTGCGTAATGGCAACCTCCTCGTTGCTGTCGCTAAACACCAGCGTACTCACTGGGAGGTGCAGATGGTAGGGCAGGACTTTGACCCAACGGTACACCCGAGATTCAAGAACGCCGAAGAAGCCAAGGCATACGCCGTGGCAATCGTAACTCTGGAGAACTAAATGGACGCAAGATACCTAACTTTTATGGCGGCACAAGCGACCCTCGTGCTTGCCCTTGCATGGGATATGGAGGGATATATATCCAAGCTGATGCTTATGTATGGGGCAATGATAGTGGGGCATGTGCTGACTGAGCTATTCAACCTAGGAGATTGAGATGCTAGCTGCCAACCAGTGCAACACCATTGTGGTGGAGGTTCGTGATGTGTATGGGGTGTCGAAAGTCTACCCTGTATGCGGCGAGGCGCAAATCTTTGCGGCAATCGCAGGAACAAAGACGCTACGACCCGAGGATATCAAGCACATACAGATGCTTGGGTATGAGATACAGATTAAACAACCTGAGGTAAATATATGACACCAGCAAAACTGTCGGATAAGGTGGTTCTAGTCAAGCTGACTATGAAACGCGCAGCACTCACCAAGCGGGATAACTTCCTGACTGACAAGGTGCAGCGTCAAGAGGGAGATGCATCGTTGACGGTGTTGACCAAGCTGTTCCGTGACAAGAATAGCCCCATCAATACCATCATGTCTAAGTTCGGGGAGGTCTACGCTTACCATAAGAAGAACACTATCCCCTATATAGATGCAGGGCCAAGGATGCTGCCCAATGCGATGTACTTCGAGTATGCACAGGAGATGAAGCACCTCATTGCCCAAGTGGACAAGATGCTAGATACATACACACCAGTGTATGACCAACTGGTACAGGACGATGTGATGTATCGCAACGCCGGTCATGCAGCAGGGCGGGCTTGCCCATCCGAGTACCCCAGTGCCGAGACCTTTCTGGAGTCCATGAGCGCAGCGTTTCGGTTCCAGCCCATGCCCGATGCCAAGCACTTTCTATTCGACCTAAGTCCTGAGGATGAGGAAGCATTCGCACAGGCAGAGGTGGAAGCAGCGAGCGCAGCGAACTCAGACACAGTGAATCGGATGCTCAAACCACTGGCGTCGTTGCTAGCCAAGCTCAAAGAGTACCAAGGTGAGAAGGGCGAGCGGTTCCATTCTTCGTTGGTGGCCAACGTCATCGAGGGGTGCGACCTAGCGTTAAAACTTGCAATCAACCCATCAAAGGAGTTAGTAGACGAAATCACTTACCTTCGAGCAGAGGCTAAAGGCTGCATGGACAGCGTTGAAGTCCTCAAAGGTTCAGCCAATGCCCGAGACGCTGCCAAGCGTAGACTTGAAGAAGTTGCAGCGAAGATGTCGGCCTTCCAATAAGTTAGGAGTTAACTAATGTTTACAGAACTAGAGTATGTACTGATGATATGTATCGCGGTACTTTTGTGGCGCAACTCAAGGCTTAAGGCTGAACAAGCTGATATGCAAGACCACGCTGCTAGGTACTCGTACTTCTTGCAGCAGATATACCACGGCAAGGGTACTGTTGAGCGAGAGGATGGAAAACTAATCTTTAAGGAGAACACATGAACCACAATGATGTAGGACGAATGTCCAAAACAAGAGGCGTGACTACCACGTTTGATTTTCACCCCGAGGCAATGACTACACGACTTAAGAACAGCGTAGCCAAGATGCTTAAGACTAGGTACATAAGCGGTACTCACGGCTCGCAGTCTAGACGCGTAGCGGAGATATTCAATGACCACTTTGAAATGTCGTGTGGGATTTCTTCTTGGCGCGGCGTACACGTATCCAACTGGGATGTAGAGTCAATGCAGAAAGATTTGCTAGAGATTATCGAGACTGACTGGGCAGCATACGCACTATCTAGCAATCCACACCACGGCGACTGGTACAAGCGAAACAACGAAGAGCAGAGACGCAACATCCTTGAGGGCGTTCAGAGTTTCGATGTATCGCTAATCAATCGGGAGTTTCAACCTAGGCTAATTGAAGTGTTTACAAGGAACAGTTTGGAAGATGAGGAGTACCAAGCAAAGGTCAAGGTAGCACTGGCAGCCTTGAACGGTACAGAACCAATACGAATCACACAACTAGAAACGAGGTAATGATATGGCAGTAAGCAACCTAGACAAAGCAAAGGTGTCGATAGTTACGCAGCATCCTTTCTTTGCATCCATCCTTATGAAGCGTAAGCTGATTGAGGACAACACTATCCCAACTGCAGGAGTTGACCAACGCGGGCAGATTTACTACAACAAAGAGTTTGTAGAGAAGTTGTCTGTTGCCGAGCTGGTGTTCTTGTTGTGCCATGAGGTAGGGCACGTTATCGGGCAGCATGCTGGACGAGTAGGTACACGCAGTAAGAAGCGTTGGAACATTGCCGGTGATGCGTGGATTAACGATATGCTCAAGGCAGCCAATATCGGCCAGATGATTAAGGGTGGCGTTGACATGGCGGGCTCCAAGGACAAGACCGTTGACAGTATCTACAACGAGCTCCCCGAAGACCAAGATGGCGATGGCCCCGGCGGTACAGGCGATGACCTTCTAGATAGAGGAACACCACTCACTGACGAAGAAGCCACTCGCATTGACGCTGAGACCCGCGTTGAGATTGCACAGGCAGCACAGGCAGCCAAGGCACAAGACAACATGCCCGCCGCACTTGCAGGAATTATTGCAGGGCTGATTGATGTACCCACACCTTGGTACGATATCCTTGAGCGGCACATGACTGCGCTAGTCAAGGGAGAGTATTCGTGGGCTCGACCCAATCGTAGATTCTTGGAGTATGGGTATCTGCCATCCTCAGGCAAGGTTGCACAGGCAGGCGAGGTAGTAGTTCAAGTAGACGTGTCAGGCTCTATCAACGCACTAGAGTTAGACCACTACAACTCCCATGTCAAGCGCATCATCGAGTTGTGCAATCCCACCCGAGTGCATGTCTTGTACACCGACACCGATGTATGCAAGCACATAGTGTTCGAGCAGGGTGAAGAATTCAATCTGGAGTTCTACTCTGGCGGAGGCACTGACATGGAGGCTGGCTTTGCGTTCTTAGACAAAGAAGGAATAAGCCCTGAGGTTTTTGTATGCCTTACTGACGGTTACACAGACTTTAATGTAGAAAAAGCACCAGATTACCCAGTTGTTTGGTGCATAAGTAGTGACATCGTGGCTCCTTACGGCGACAATATTCACTTTACCTTGGAGCAACAATGAAACAAGCTAACGTAAACGACCCAGTAGATGCTCTCATCGAGAGCTATTCCAAACTTCTGACGCAGTGCTACGACGCACTCGCTGAAGATGTAGACCAAGAGCGTAGAGATGTACTACGTGAGGTACTTGCTGACTTCTTGAAGAAGTAAGTCGGTGACCCCCGAGGGGTTGTGAAGAAGCAATAAGCTCGCACGGCCTTTCTTTTTTAACCACAAATGGAGAAACGAAACATGGCAACAGTATTCGTAACGAAAGAGCTACGCTCACGCGTACACAACCGCATCGGTAATATGCGGGATAGAGAACTACAGACTCTATGCCCAAAGATTGGTACTAACATCAGTCTTGACGCATCCTATCTGTTCAACCTTGCAAGCTGGGGTAAGGAACACTACCACTTGTTAAGGCTAATTCCAAAAGACTGGCTTTACACTTCTGAGAATGTGGCCTTGTATATCTTGGACGATGCGACCAAGCAGAAATGCCGCATGCGGTTTGTTGGTGTAACTGATGCACGCGCTCGACCATCAACCAGCCGTTACTCCTCCTATGACGAATCTACCTTACTCATAGAAGACTTGCGTGCGCTGCCCGAAGAAACCATTGGGCGTACCGAAGCGTTGGAGTACTGGGACTCTTTCATGGAGCACTGCAACATTACAGCTCGTTGGGAAAAGATTCGCACTGACGTGGATAACTTCTTACAGAAGTGCAAGTCTGTCAACGAGGGCGTTAAGTTGTTCCCCAACATCCGCATGTACTTACACCCCGAGGACATTGAGCGTCTTGACAAGCAAGTTGCCCGCAAGGCATCCGAGCGTCAGGATATTGTTGCTGACTTGGACGTGTCCAAGCTTACAGCAGCAGCTGTGTCTGTAAAACTTATGGGCGGTATTTAACACAGGAGAATCAAATGAGCAATATGCAAACTGAGTTACAAAGAGTTTTTGCCGAGTGGGAACAAGGTAATGCCAAGGCAGAGCCTAACCTAACGGCCAAGGGGCAGAAGGGTTTCAAGCCCACCAACAACGTGTCGAGAGCCACGTTCAACTATGTGCGGGACAACCCGGGCTGCACACGGGCACAAGCCATAGATGCGTTGTCTGCTATGGGGTACAAGCTATCTTCCACGGCATCACTGTTGTCTGCGCTTACTAGGCAGCGGCAGTTGCGCATACTGGCGGATGGCACGATGCACGCTAACCTGACCGAGTACGCACCGCTGAAGATGTCTTCGAGCAAGAAGTCGAAGAAGGCTAAGAAGGCCAAGGGTGCGCAGGTTGACCCAACAACACTGCCTGTTGTCCACGTTGATATTGCTGACATCGAACGCCGCGTACTGAACATGGCGATTGAGCGCAGGGATTCGACTCCAGCTCCAGCAGAAAAGCGAGCACAGTTAATCATGCACCGTACACCGGACGACATGGACAAGTACATCGACACACTGAACGTGCGCCAAGCCAAAGTTCTTATGCAGAAGCTCAAGGCCATCTTCGGGGAGGGTGTATGAGCAAGATAAAAATTCAATTGGTTGAAGACGAAGAAGAAACCCCTACCGTGTTTGAGAGGTTTTGGGACAACCTGATGACGTTCGCCAAGTGCGTGGGGGTGTTCGCCGCCATTTGTTTTGCCATTGGCTACTTCTCTAGCAAGCAATCGCAGACAACGCAGTGCGAACCAACCAAAACAGTTTTAGCAAGGAGTATTTTCAAGTGAAGACCATCATTCATGTAAATCAACACGCTGTCAAAGCCAATGCAAAGAACGGCACGAACGAACCTGTGCTGACGGTTAAGACCTACAAGAGCAACACCTACGCTCATGAAGTACACATCGAAGGTGAAAGCAAGATCGTGTACAGCCCCGACAAGCCGCTAAGTTGCGGAGCAAGAGTATGGATAGAAACACATGCGCCAGTGCGCGCATTACAGGAGTTAACAGCATGACCCAAGAACCACCAACAGCGTTCCCTTGGACGCGTGACAACATGACTTGCACAGGCATGACCCTGCGTGATTACTTTGCAGCCAAGGCTATGCAAGCGTTAATTGACAACGATGGTTTATTTGTCGTGATACCAACACAGGCTTATGCAATAGCAGACGTAATGATGAAAGCTAGGGAAGCATGAACCAAGAACTAATGGACATGGCTAAACAGGCTGGGTTTTCTAGCTGGTCGTTACAAACACCAAAAGACCTTGAAGCCTTTGCCAAATTAGTAGCAGCAGCAGAGCGTGAGAAGGTTGCAACACATTGGGAGCAATTGCATGGGTTCGACAAGCACACCGTTGCAGCATTTATTCGAGCAAGAGGAGACGCAAAATGAACCACTTAAAAAACGTATGGGAATGGCTGCAAAACCACTGGGTAATGCCAACCCCTGCCGAACTTATTGCAGAAGAACTGATACAAGCGCA